ATGACCCCTGAAACCCATCACCTACAGGCTTCTTCATACCGGTCTTCATACCGGTATTTACATTATCCTGTTTAAACGGTGACCCTTTTGCAGGTTTTGCAGGTTTTGCAGGTTTTGCAGGTTAGCGTTTTATAATGTTTAAACACTGCTTGTGTACAAGTCCCTGAACAAGTCGCATAAAAAATCCCCATGAGCCGAAGCTGATGGGGACTGGGTCTAGATTATCCAGACAATTACTTGGCAAATAATTAGGAAACACACCCCTAAAAACGTACCCTTTATTAATAAAATCATGCGCCGGTCATCTTCTTGCCATGTGCCAGACCTGTACGCCTTGTCTCTGCCTCGCTTTGCGTTTAAATACGGATGCTGATCTTTAGTTTCGTCTCGCTTCATAGCTAGTACTCCTCTTCGCGTTCTATCAAAGCCGTGAACAACCACATGCCACGGTCACCACGGTTACCCCACTTCCACTGCCTTCTAGAATCCTCAAGCAGCTTGGATGCCGATGCTATGCCCCTCTTAGCCTGCACCTTTGTCAGGTAAAGATAGGCTGCATCGGTATCGGCTGTCCTCAGATTCAATAAATGCCTGACTTCACATTCATGCCGAAACTTCTCAGTGCTTTTCATTGCTCTTGACCCTAGCCTCATCCAGCGTGTCGGACAGGTACATCATGATCATCTCTTTGCTGACCCCTGCCCTGATGCTGGCGCTGGCTATGAAGGTCACCATCACCGGGATGATATCGTCCAGCGACTCACCGTCTATCGCCGCATCAATCTTCTCGATCAACTCCATAAAGGTTCTGCTCATGATTGCCCCCAGTAACAGTTTGAGTAGGTCGATATCAGGGCGATGGTCAAAGCAATTACCAGCACCACCAGATACCCAGTCACCCCGTCTTGTTTAAACTCATCGCTCATGCCGCCTCCTTTGCTTTTGCGATTGCCTTTCTAGCCCTTACAACGGCGTACCCAAATGCAATTGCAGCACTATCTCTTGGACCTTCCCAGATCTTTACCATTGCCTGTAAAGCCTCCAGCAAATCTGGGGCTGCAGCTATCAGGTTGGCATTTTCTTCTTTTTTCATAACGTCTGACTGATTCATGATTCCTCCTCCTGTTCTTTGCGCCATTTGTATACATAGTCATTAATTGCGCCTCGATTTATTCCAATATTTGCATCCCGCGTATAGTCTAAATCATGCAAAATATCCCTAGCATCCTCATCAGAAATAGACAGCTCACCAGCAGCATCTTGTACGTCAGTAATATTCCAGTGCAGCGAAATCCAGTCTCGTGAAAATGCCCGATCAAGCTCATACTGAGCGCATTCGTCTGATACGCTGTCCGGTACTTCTACCATTATTTGCTTCATTCCTAGCGTCATAACTCCTCCAATGTGTAATGGTCTATCTTAAAATCAACACTGTCCCAGCCGCACTCAGCGGCAATACCTCCGTCAAACTCATCCGTATAATAAAGGCAAGTGAGCCGACCATCCGTTGTCTTGCAGTCTGCCGACCACTCAACGACCTCTCCATCATCATTGCCTGTGGGTTGACAGCACATGGACTCCACTAATTCCACAGCCTGCTCGCCAACCTTAGCCACAGCTTCGCCACGGGTCATCTTGATATTAGTCGCGCTCCCAAGATCAAACGGATTGCCCCCAATCAAGTATGGGTTCATAGCGGATACCAAGTTAGGATCGACAGGCAAGATACAGTGAAGATCCAGCTAATCCAAAGCGCTTTTGTAAAGTTTGTCATACTGCCTCCAGTTGTTTAAACATCGGGAAGGATTTCCCCCAATGCCCCGGAGGGGGCATTAGGTGAGAACCTCACAACTTCTTGCGTACAGTCGTAAGCAGGGCATTGAATGACTTCTCTGCCAACTGGGATACGTCTCTCACGCATGTTGCATTTACAAACACCTTGGTGACCTCGTCCGTTGCGATCCCGATAGCGATGATCACGATCCCCAGCTTGTCTGCCAGCTTCTGTAGATGGATCAGGTGATCCTTAATGTAACCCTGTGCATCGGTCAGCAAGAACAAGATCTTCCTTCCTTCCGGTCTGCGATGCAAATCCTCCAACTGAACAGCGATAGCCGAATAGTCAGGGGTGCAACTGCTGGCGCACTGGTTGATGCCGCCCAGCGCCGTTGTAGCACGTTGTGGTGACACGCCCCACGGCTTGAAGTCGATCAGATGCGGGGTCTCGACAACAGTGCCGCCCTCAAGGATTGTAGGTAGCGAACCCCTAAAGCCTGTCACTGCGAACGGTACACGGGCTTGCTGTAGCACCTTCGACAGGTGTATTGCGACAGCCTGTGCCGTAGCGATTCGAGTGACTCTCCTCTTGCCCTCGCCGTGCCGATCATTCATCGATCCAGAGCAATCGATCAAGATCGATATCGCGCTGGTCTCAGCCTCGACCAACTCCCTGCGAGAGAAGATATTGCTGCTACCAGCCGCAAACCTCGTCAGCGCTCTACGATCAAGCCTGCCTGACTCTTCCCGGCTCGACCAGCCCACAAAGTCGAGCGACTTGAGCAACTTCCTCAAATTGTTTGAGGTAACTCCCAGTCCGCTAGGCTTGTGCGCCAGCACTTCGCTGTATGTGTAATCGCATTGTTCTTTGTGCAGTTCCATTTTATTCTCCTAGTAGAAACGCAGTGATTCCCTTGTGGGCTTGCCGATGCTGGGTCTTGGTTGAAGCACGTCAGCCAAGGCGGTCAGAGGGGTGAAGCGACTGGAGATCTTCTCGTCAGGCTCAATGCCCCGACCAATCTCTTCGCTCTCGCCATCTGGGTGAGGGTCATCCTCTCCCTTGCCCTGCCCCTGCCCCTCGCCTTCGCCCTCGTCTTGCCCCTCGTTCTCATCTTGCCCCTTGCCCTCGTCCTCGCCCTTACCCTCGTCCTCGCCTTCGCCCTCGCCAGATTCTGGCTTGCCCTCCGGCTTGCTCTTGGGTTCTGGCTTGTCTTTGGGCTTGTCTTCGGGCTTCTCTGCCTGTGTCTTCTTCAGCCTGCGATACAGTTCAATTGCAATCTTCGCAATCTTCTCCGTGTTCTTGGCTCGACGTGCAGCAACTAAAGCCCATACGATATCGTCAGCATACCGCGACCGTGGGTAGACAGCAGGAGCGTCTAGGTTGTAGCCGTTTAAACGCCGCCCTTCGATAGCCAGTTGGAACGGGATGTTCTTAAAGTCGTCCGGCTCGACGTAGCCATCCTCCAGCACATTATTGACCAGCGACTCGAACAGGGCGCGGCTGTTCGGTGCGTAGCCCGACTTGATCACCCGCCATTCGATCCTAGGATCTTCAAGCCCATTGATCAGGTTCCCGACATATGCGCCATGCTTCAGTCGTGCCAAGTCCCAAGGCTCGTTCTGGGTGAACCAGATATGCCCCAGTTCATGCAGAACATACCCCAACAGGTCGTTAAACAGCGCGACCTGTACGTCCTTGGTCTCGTCAACCGCAGGCAGAATGATATGCGCTTTTCTGCCATCGAACCGAACACCAGCAGTCTTCCCAGCCCATACGATATCCAGCGCCCAACCAGTCTGACCGGAGGCGCTTAACACCCGTTCGAGTGTAGCCTCAAGCCCCCTCTTCGCATCAAGTGCTAACATTAGACACCTCCCAGAGATTGTTTAAACGCTACGATATCGATCTGAGCATTGAACACGCCACGCAACTCAGGTTCACAGTCAGCCGGGAACTTGTTGATGATGGCGTTAACGAAAGCTTGCTCAACAGGCAAGCCCTTCTTGACAGCCCTTGCCCATGCAAATAGTTGGCGCAGTGACGGAGGCTGAGTCAACAGTCCTGCCCTTGCTTTCTCACGCGCTACATTCGCAAACTGGACGATGGCAATCGCGGCATCCAAAGGCAGAGCCGTACGGTTGATGATTAAATTACATTCGTCAGCCGCAGACAGGTACTCGAATCGCAGAGTGAAGCTGAAGCGGTCAAGAAAAGCTGAGTTCTGTTCACGCACCCCAGCAAAGTTACCAGACGTATCGCCATGCCCGTTGGAGTTATCAGCCCCAAAAAACACGACATGGCTTGCGACTGGAATCCTTTCGCCTGTCTCTGCAATAGCGATGGCACGATGAGGGCTACGCTCACATAGACTGTGCAAGATCGACACCGACTGCGCTCTTGCGAACCCGATCTCATCTAGCAAGATGATGCTGCCGGGATGCTGAATGGCTTGCGTGATGATCCCCGCCTTCCATACCACGCTAGAGTTCTCAATCGTGTTGCCGCCAATGAAGTCAGCACGTTCCAGAGCCTCGTCAAAATTGACCCTAAACAACTTGCGCTTTAAACGAGCCGCTAACTGGGTCACGAACTCAGTCTTGCCAGTACCACGCTCACCAGCCAACCAGACATTGTCTGGGAGGACATCGTCCAGAGCGATTAGACTCTGGTGTAGGTGCGATGGGTTGAACACATAGTCATCGACTAACTGGGGGGCTTGTGGATCGCCCCAGACCCCTACCAGAAGGTCACCAAAGTCGACGTCACCGTAAGCAGTGACCGGGAAGATGTCCCCCGCCCGTTGCAGCTTAAATACCCCCACGGTATTCGCCACTTGAGTCAGTCTCTCTGGAGTCACTTCAGTGCGAAACTGATCAAACAGGTTCGCCAGACTGGCTTGAATCTTCGCTTCGTCGGGCTTGCTGATCGCTGCTACACGGGTCTCAAGCTTGCTCGACAATTTCGCAAAGTCGCTGCGAAGCTGGGTGAGAGCCGTGCCGACATCCGCGCTGGTTCTGCCGATCACTTGCAAGGCAGACTCGACTTGAGTCGCTGCACCTTGAGCGGTTGCGCTGATCGCGTTCACCTGTTGGCGCAGAGCATCATCCACAACAGCCCCAGCGGGCTTGGCTACAGATGCCCGGATGTTCAGCACCTGATCGAGACTGAGTGCGCCATGCCATACGAGATCGGCTACGGCAGTCGCTGCGGTTGCTTTGTCAGCACTTGTCAGAACACCAGCCGCCTCTTGTGCTGCATTGAGTTGCCCCAGTGAAAGCAGCACTAATTGCGCTTTAATGGTTTTTAAATTGGTAGTCATTTTGATTAGCCTCCGGTTAGATTACAAATGTGCTGCGGTCATTTGGACAGATCGGTAGACCCTGATCAGCCCATGTCTTGGTGATGCGTATGGTGTAGCCACAACCCGGACATGTTGCCTTCAACAGCCGAGTCGTTTGAACCTTGCGACCTGAGACGTTTAAACGGGCATGAGGATAAGCACCGATCTGGTCGAGCAGATTGGCGAACTTCTCGCGAAACACTTGCCCAGCAACGGTCGCAGTCGGCTTGCCTTCAAGCCATAGCGCTCTAACACAGGTTCTGAAACGAGTGCCATGCCCATCACCATCGGTTGCAGCGTGAGCCAGTTCATGTACCAGCACAGCAAACACGTCAACCTGATCATCAACGGTCGGCGAGATCAAGATCTCGTGGCTGCCGTCACTGCTTGCGCTTGGACTCCAATGCTCACCTATACGAGCGTTGTTTGCCTTAGCCCTTGATGATGGGAACCCACAGGTCACCCGGATTTTGTCAGGCAATGGGAATGAAACAGAATCAAACACCGGGCGCAGTTCTGAAACAGCCGCATCCAGCCAGTCCTCACGATTTTTGTGGTTGTTCATTTTATCTCTCCAGATTAGTTGGGAAGGACTTCCCCCAATGCCCATGAGGGCATTAGGTGACACCCTAAATTGACCCCCAGAATGAGTGCTGCTTGATCTTCCATTTTTCGATAACAGGCTTGCCATATTGATCTTCATCAATGCAGACATAGGCTACAGTCTTCTTGACGTTGCCAAACCTGACTGACCCATCGCCTACCGCAATTTCATGAGTGAATCCATTCTGCAAGCCCCAGTTATCCACGCAAATCCTGTAATCAAAGTGTTTATTGAATTCACAATTTCTGAACTCACCAATTTGCTTGCTGTCTGCATCCTTAAAATATCCCATGTCATCTCTCCAGTTAGTTGGGAAGGATTTCCCGCTATACCCATAAGGGCATAACGTGACACCCTCGTGTCACTCAAAGAGCAGGTTTCAACCTAGATTCGCACTCGTCACGACCGTCCAGTGTCGGAGTCAAAGCGGTTCATAACTGACCTCATCCCGTTCGTAGTCTCCCGACTACTACTAGTCTTGCCAGTCCAGCGGCAGCACCCCGCTGGTGGTTCAACTTACTTAAAACATACAACGAAACCGAATTATGGGGTGGTTTAAACATGCTAGCAAGCTTTTTGAGTTAAACAGTTGCATCTAAATGACAAGCCATTGATTACAAGCTGTTCTTAGTTTTGGCTAAAAGAGAACAAATAGATGAAATCGAGGGCTGTGAGGGTTGAACAGCGAAGCGATACGACATGATCTACTTGAATTCATGTCGGGACATTATCTAGGGCAATTAATGACGTAGAGATAACAAACAGAGGGCATGAGACTGGACATTGTCAGGGACAAATAGTCGCTACAAAGTACTGCACTTGACACGAGCCGTATAAACAACGAGCGTGATAGCTCATGAGTGATGCTATGAGTACAACGATGAGTATGCAAGCATGGCAATACGAGCCAATGACTATCAATAAGGACACGATAATGACCAACCCAGAACAAATAAGAATGACAGATTCAGGTGCTATCAGATTGACAGATGATGACAGTAGCATCGGAGGAGGAGGCGCTCTTCAATGCGAAGCAGAACAGCAAACCGATGTAAGAGTAAACAAGAAGAGAACTAACAGAGGCAGTAAAGAAAAGGATTCTAGTTCAGCCCTTACCAGTACTAAGAAGCCGCTCACCAGACTCACTGCTAATCAGAGAGCATTCGCAGAACATCTAGCCGCAGGCATGAACCAGACAGAGGCTTATATAAAGGCATACAACGTACGAACAACGAATCGGAATGTCATCTCGATCAATGCAAGTCGGCTGGCACGAGACAACAGAATCAGTATGCTACTAGAGTCGTTCACAGACTCAATAGCCGAGCGGGTTGTAGAGGATTCAGTGAAGACCCGGAGGTTCATACTCGAAGAGTTACACGGTCATGCTAGTAATGCAAAGACTGCCACTGAGAAGCTGAGAGCATTAGAACTAATGGGCAGAGCGATTGGAATGTTCACTGACAAAGTAGAGACCAAGACAGAAGCCATTAGCACTGAGCAACTGAAGAGGGAACTACGCAGCCATCTAGTATTGTTAGACAACGTCAGACCAATGAAGACAGTAGAGATCATCGCTGAAGACGCAGTCTGTTTAAACGATAATGACCTGTAGAACGAGCAACAGAGCCATTCTCCGACCCCACGGTGGTGGTATGCACCTGTGGTGAGCGGGGACTCCCCTCCGTCTATACGCTATGATCCACTCCTTCTATTCTCTATTTTTTATCTCTTACGAACATTTGTTCTCATCTCCGTAGGGGGGGGGTATATTATATTTTTCAGTGGCTTGACACGAACACTTGTTCTCACTACTATTCATAGTAGCTACAGAAGCTGCTCCAGCAGCGTATATACATTTCCTGTAGCGCAATAAGTAGCGCATATGGAGGCTAAGATGAAACGGCTATTGATTATGTTGTTGGTAGGGGTAGGTATATACACAGGAATGGTAATGGCTAATACAGATGCCTTTGTATGTGTTCCTGATGGCAGGGGTGGTATGTGCTGCTGGGAGACCACAGTAGAAGGTCCGTTTAGACCTGTTTCTTGCTAGAGTGGGAAACAAGGGCAGATAAAGAGCTAAAAGCTCTGGGGTAAGTGGGAAATAGTTTCGATGGCTCACGGGCTGGTATGAACAGGAGTGGGAAATGGATGAAGATTATGATGTAGTGACTGACGTTCTAAAGAAGCATCTTAATGTTCTTTTGGAAATGATTAACTCCAATGCAGAGCAAGGTATGTTTAATGGAATGGATCAAATCAGACTGGATCAGATAAATCAGCTAGACCGAGCGATAAGGATGTGGAGAGATGGAAAAGACATTTAACTTGGATGACTTCTCAGTACGGTTTAAGTTTGACCTAGATAGACCGTATGAGGGCATTAAGGCGTTCTGGGAGCCTCGTATACCTAACGAGGCAGAGATGCATCATCTGCTTCCTCTGTACATGGACGTTAGGACGAAGTATGTTGTATCGTTGATAGTGCAACACCCAAGCGTAATAGACGGACTTACATCTAACTGGAGTGCGACATGAAACAAAGTGAGTGTGAAACATGACATGGACCGTAGAGCTTCATATACACAACCTCACTGAGTACAACATAGACGTTGTTAACAACGATGTAGGTGTTGTTGGGGTAATACCTCCTCAAGGCAACTTCAATTGGTCCACTCAAGACCCTAACAATGCTGACGCATTGAGGTTCTGGATAATTCCTAATGAGTTCTACATGCAGGGTGGGGTTAACTTTGGACCAGATGCAGGGGTCTATATAGACAGGGGCTGGATGGAAGACCAGAGTATAGAATTGACCGGTGATGTTAATGGTCATCAGTTTGTCCAGAATGGGAATGGAGGGGCAGAGATAGTTCCTTGGAACGGCTTTGAGGGTGGCGGGACTATCAACATGGTCTTTACCTCAGTTTGAGCTATCCGTTTATAACTGACGCTATAGAACCCTTTGCCTGTGTAGAGGTGTTCTCTCCTGAAGAATGTAAGGAGATCATTCAAATAGGGCAGAAGGACTTAAAAGAGGCGTTGGTATTGGCTGCTAATGGAGAGTCTGAGTCTCATGAGATTAGAGAATGCCTTACAAGTTTCATTTCTCCCTCTAGGGGAGAATGGGTCTATAAGAGGCTAAGTTCTGCGGCTCAGGGGCTTAATGATAGGTTCTTTGGGTTCGATCTGTTTGGCTTCGCCGAAGATCTCCAGTTCACCCAGTACGAGGTAGGTGGTAGATATGATACCCATATGGACTGCATCTATCATGGGCGCATCAGGAAGCTCTCCATCTCCGTCCAGCTTGGTGAGGACTATGAAGGTGGTAACTTAGTGGTTAATTATGGGTCTGACCTAGTCATGCCCAAGACAACGGGGATGGCAATAGCCTTTCCTAGCACCGCTCTACACAGCGTACAGCCAGTAACAAAAGGCACAAGGTACAGCCTAGTAGGATGGATAACAGGACCAAGATTCAAATGACAAACAAGCAGCTAGAGATTCTAGAGTTCGTCCAGTCCTTTATAAAGACCAAGGGCTTTGCTCCATCCCTGCAGGATATCGCATCTGGTCTGGGGCTGAAGTCTAGGTCAAATATCCACAGACATATCCACATCCTAGAGCAAGAGGGGCGAATTAACATGAAGCCCCATAAGTTCAGGACAATCAGAATAGCCCCATCATTGGACGAGATGTTGTCTATATGAAAGAGTGTGGAACATGAGTGACCTCCTGACCAGAGAAGAGATCACTGGTTACCTGAGTATCCTTGATACCCTGCCTGCTGGTTCCCCGGACATAGAGAAGATAGATCAGCTATTCAAGGCAGATAAGAAAGAACGCTGCAGGCAGAACTTCCTGCCCTTTGTCCGCCAGATGTGGGGAGCATTCATCCCCGGCAAGCATCATCAGATCATGGCAGATGCCTTTGAAAGAGTCGCAAGAGGAGAACTCAAGCGGCTGATCATCAACATGCCGCCTCGTCATACAAAGTCTGAATTTGCTTCCTTTCTATTTCCTTCTTGGTTTCTGGGTTTGTACCCAGAAAAGAAGATCATCCAAACAGCCCATACCGCAGAACTCGCCGTGGGGTTTGGTCGGAAGGTCAGAAACTTGGTAGGGTCTGCTGATTATCAAGAGATCTTCTCGACCAAGCTCCAGTCGGACAGCAAAGCAGCCGGTCGCTGGAATACAAACAAAGGCGGGGATTATTTTGCTATTGGGGTTGGGGGTGCGGTAACAGGTAAAGGGGCAGATGTCCTTATCATCGATGACCCTCATTCAGAACAGGAAGCAATGCAAGGAACCCCGCAGGTGTATGATCGGGTATTCGAGTGGTATTCATCCGGTCCTAGACAGCGCCTGCAGCCCGGGGGGGCAATAGTGATCGTCATGTGTATGGTTGGAAGCACCCGTGTGCTTCTATCTGACGGGACAGAAAAGCCATTACGGGATATTTGTATTGGGGATTTGGTAGCAACCTATGAAGATGGAGTACTTGCCACAGCCAAGATAAACAATTGGCAGTCAAGTGGTATTGATTCCATATATACAGTAAAAACGCAATCTGGCAGAATACTTCAAGCAAACGCGAGGCATCCGTTTCTTGTTGATTTTTCTGGAGGGCGCAAATGGATTCAACTGAAAGACCTAAAGCCGAATATGTCGCTTGTAGCATTGAAGGCTGCAACAGACCCGCTAGATCTCAAACAATACCCGGACTCTGCTCTGCTTGCCAAGCAAGAAGAAGTTACCATAAGAAGAACCCGGAAGCCCCGTACCGTCCAATCGGGCATCATGGGAAATGGAAAGGAAAAGACTGCTGGCACTGCAATTCCCACCCTGCTAAAGCCAAAGGATTATGTGGTTACTGCTATTCAAAACAGTACCCTCCAGAAAAGCCAACGCCAGAGAAAAACAGAGCGCGGCGCATTAAGCATAGGTACGGAATTACAGGTGAGGAGTATGACCGCATGGTTGCGGAGCGCGGCAACCTGTGCGATGTCTGTGGGGAGCCACCTTCTACAAAAAATACAAGGGCGCATTGGAACGGTAAGCTATGTATCGACCATGACCATGCCACCGGAGTTGTCAGAGGATTGCTCTGCAATGACTGCAACCTTGCCGTTGGATATGGCAAAACACCAGAAAAATTACAACGAGCCGCTGAATACCTACAGCGTCATTCTGGATAAGATAACCAGCATAACGCCTTCTGGAGAAGAAGAGGTTTTTGATGTCGAGGTAGATAGGACTGAGAATTTCATTGCAAATGGGGTTGTTAGCCATAATACTAGGTGGTCTAAGAGAGACTTAACAGGTCAGATCCTTAACAACGCCATTAAGAGAGACTTGGAAGACTGGGAGGTTATAGAGCTACCCGCCCTGCTTCCTAGCGGCAAGCCCTTGTGGGCTGAGTTCTGGAAGCAAACAGAACTAGAGGCTATCAAGGCAGAACTCCCAGTAGCTAAGTGGGAAGCGCAGTACCAGCAGAACCCCACCTCAGAGGGTGGGGCTATCATCAAGCGGGAGATGTGGAAGATCTGGGATAGAGAGAAACCCCCAGAGGTTGACTACATTATCCAGTCTTGGGATACCGCATTCGAGAAAACCAACAGGGCAGATTATTCCGCATGTACAACATGGGGAGTCTTCTATAGGGAAATAGACGGAATTGAACAAGCTAATATTATCGTGCTTGATGCGTTTAAAGAGCGCATGGAGTTCCCAGAACTCAAGCGTACAGCCTATGATCTGTGGAAAGAATGGAACCCTGACACCCTCTTGGTGGAGAAGAAAGCAGCGGGTGCGCCGTTAATATATGAGCTGAGAAAGGCAGGTCTGCCTGTTTCGGAATATACACCGGGGAAAGGGTCAGATAAGATAGCGCGTGTAAACGCAGTGTCAGATCTATTTGCGTCAGGAATGGTATGGCGACCAGATACAAGATGGGCAGATGAATTGGTAGAGGAGGTGGCTTCCTTTCCTAATGGGGACCATGATGACTTGGTTGATTCAACCACCCAAGCATTGCTCAGATTTAGACGAGGCGGCTTTATTCATCTCTCCTCAGATGAGGAAGATAAAATGTTTATTCCAAAGAAGGCAGCGTATTACTAAGTGGGTAAAAATATCTCTAGAACCAAAAGACCTCTTGGACATAGGGACGGTCAGAGGGTATCTATTGTGGCATCTTTATGGAATAAAAAGATTCCTAGAAGACCCAGCAAAATGGTTACGCAGACAACAGAAGCTAAGAAGGACAAATAAGTATTTATTAGAACTGGCAAAGCAGAAAATGCCAATGTATGACCCTCCGTCTACAGACGAAGTTAAAGACTTTATCCACCAGTCAAAAAATAGGAAGATAAATCATGGCGATTAGTAAATCATTATATAACCTGCCGGTAGGACTAGACTCTACAGAAGAAGAGGCTGTTGAGTATGAGTTACCAGTAGAAGATGATGGCAGTGTTATTGTAGAAATTAATGTTGAATCATTCGATGACAATCTTGCAGAGGTAATTCCAGAGGCAGATCTGGAATCTATTTCATCAGAAATATTAGACGACATTCGTACAGACGTTAGCTCCAGAAAAGAATGGGAAAGAACATATAAAGAAGGTCTAGAGCTATTGGGATTGAAGATAGAAGACCGTACAGAGCCTTGGGATGGGGCTTGTGGCGTGTTTCATCCAATCTTAGCAGAGTCTGTAGTTAAGTTTCAGTCAGAGACAATTATCGAGACATTCCCTGCGTCAGGTCCAGTAAAGACAAAGATTATTGGAATGGTCACCGCTGAGAAGGAAGAGGCTGCTGCTCGTGTTGCTGAAGACATGAACTATGAATTAACTGAGAAGATGGTTGAGTATCGTCAAGAGCATGAAAGGCTTCTCTGGAACCTGCCGATTTCAGGATCGGCATTTAAGAAAGTCTATTATGACCCAAGTCTCTGCCGTCAGGTTTCGATGTTTGTCCCAGCAGAGGACGTAATCGTCCCTTATGGCGCGTCTGATTTGTTCTCCTCGCCAAGGGTCACGCATAGAATGCGTAAGACCCCGAACCTCATCCGTAAATTAATGGTTGCTGGTT